CCGATCCACTACAACGCCGTCAGCGATGCGCTCAACGTCGCCGAAGGCCGGCTGACGCTGGGAGGCTGACGTGAGCGGAGAAACCATCCTCGCCATCGGCACGCCGAAAACCCTGGAGGCGGCCGGCGCCAGCATCGCCAACAACAGCCTGGCGCAGGCCGACGACGCGAGCTACAGCGTGGTCGGCGACGGCGGCTACTACCCGGACGCCAAGTTCGTCCTCTCGGCCACATTCGCCACGGCCCCGACCGAAGGCACCACGCTGGCGCTCTACGCGCGTCCGCTGGACATCGACGGGACAGCCGACGCCGAAGTGCCGGAAGCAACGCGGCCGACGGTGTATGTCGGTTCGTTCGTGGTCAATAACGTCACGACGGCGCAGACGATCGAGCTGATCGCCCAGGACGTGCCGTGGATCGCCGACTATTACATCCACAATAACGGCACCGGACAGACGCTCTCGGCGGGTTGGACGCTCAAGGTGACGCCATTTACCGTGGCGCCGGCGGCCTGATCCATGCCTGTAATCGTTCCTCAGCGGCGGGTTTGGACGCGGCAGCCGAGCCTGCCAGCGGCGGTCGATCGTCGCTGGCGTCAAGGCGCGGATGTCTATCTGCCGCTTAGTGACGGGAGAAACCTGTCGGGTGGGCAGACGGCGACGCTGGCAACGGCTCTGTATCAGCGGTCGGTCGGGAAATACGGCGTCGGCTTCGGCCACAAAACGACGACTAGTGGTGCTGCGATTACTTTCCCCCCTGCACCAAGCGGTTCATACACATCGATCCTTGTGGTTATGAAGGATTGGGCTAAAGACTATTCGTATATCGGGTCATTGAATTCACACCGTCTTTTCAGCTACCAGAATCCACAATTGATGGCCAGTTCATCGAACGTCATTTCCGGGTCACTGACGCCCGAAGACGGCTCTGTTGTGTATGCACGCTGGAAAAACTCGGACTACGTATTGGCGCATAAAACCCCGTCCGGTGATATGGAGCTTCTAACTAGCTCAGCGGCCTTTGCGAATGGTGTCCCGCCTGACGCCTTCCGCTACTCATCGGATTCGGCCTATCTCTTGGCTCGCTGGGTTAACGTTACGCACACCGATGCCGAAATCAGATCGCTGCTGGATAATCCGTGGCAGATCATCGGTCGCCGGGAGCGCCGCACGTTCATCGCCATCGGCGCGGGCGGCAACACACTCAACGCCACCGCTACGGGGGGCGCAGCAGCTTCTGGCGCGGCAACCCTTGAAGCACAAATCGCCCTTGCGGCGGTCGGTGTCGCCCTGGCGGGTGGCGCCGCACAGGCCGGCGTTTCGGTGCCCCTGTCGGCGGCGGGTATCGCTGTCTCGGGTGGATCAGCCACCGGCACCGCCACGGTCCAGGTTAGCGCTGCAGGGCTGGCTCAGGCTGCCGGGCAGGCGGGGCTCTCGGCCTCGGTTCTGCTCGCCGCGGCCGGGGCCGCGCAATCCTCCGGCAACGCCTCACTCGCCGCGCAACTCGCCGCCCTGGCCTCGGGTTCTGCGGAGGCGGGAGGGGCCGCCAACCTGACCGGCGGCGCCCCGGGCGAAATATCAGCCGCCGGCAGCGCACTGTCCAGCGGCGCCGCTGCGTTATCTGTCACCGTGCAGCTCGCGGCCACGGGCACCGCGCAGGCCGCCGGCAGCGCAACAGGCACAGCGACGGCACCCGGTCAAATCGCCGCAACGGGCAGCGCCCAGGCCGCCGGCGGCGCAACCGTCAGCGTGACCGTGCAGCTCACCGCCGCCGGGTTTGTGCAGGCGATGGGGGTGGGGCAGTTCAGTGTGCATATCCCGATTACGGCGAGTGGCGGGGCGATTTCCGCAGGGTTGGCCAGTCTTTCTTCCGGCGGGGTTGTTCGTGTTGTGGCGTCTTGTCGAAAGATTCACGTGGCGGCCGAGACACGTCGACTTGCAATAGACGCCGAGGCGCGCCGCCTGGTAGTCAATGCCGAGAATCGACGAGTGAGGGTGATATGAAAGGCGATGGTTTTCTCCAGGATCAAGAGGGGTACTACATTGAAGTCGGTGTGGATGACGTGCTGGACTTCGGATTTACGTGGGACGGTTGGTTGAAAGACGATCACATTGCCAACAGTACCTGGAGCGCGCCGGATGGTTTGACTATTTCCTCCAGCACATACGATTCAACAGAGACAGCCGCTCTTATTTCCGGCTTCGCCGCTGGATCGGTCTATACCGTTACGAACACGGTGCAGACCGCCGCTGGACTACGCACCCGCCGCTCCTTCCGCCTCATCGTGGAGGCCTGATGTCCCGCCGCCGCGATCAACCCCTTGACGAGGTCACCTTCCGCTGCCGCGTCTGCCGCGAGGTCTTCACCTGCGCGCCGGGCGAGGTGCGCGATGCGCCGGCAAACGAACATCACCCGTGGGAGTATTCGGCGGCGTGTCCGAACTGCGGCGCGACGTCCGATCAGGCCTATTGGGAAAAGGCGCTGCTCAAGGCCTGGAGCAACGCCACCGGGCCGAAGACGGCGGAGGGCATCGCCGCCACGGCGAAGAACCTGGAAGGCCACCCGACGCCCGAGGAAGCCAAGCGCACCCGCTTCAACGCCATGAAGCACGGCCTGGCTGCGCGCACGGCGACGTATTTTCCGGCCAAGCCGGACGGCTACGCCTTCTGCAAGGCCTGCGACGTCGATCGCTTCTGGTGCGGCGACCAGCCGGCGTGCGTCAAGCAGACGCAGATCTTCCTGCAGCACCACGCCGCCTTCGAGACGCGCAACCCGAAGCACCTGACCGGCATCTATGCCGACCTGCAGGGCGCGATCATGGCCGTGCTGCAGCAGATCCTGCAGACCATCATCGCCGACGGCGTCAAGATCACCTCGCCGCAGTGGTACACCGACAAGGAAACCGGCCGCCTGGTGATCGCCGAGTACGTCGACGAGGATGGACATCGCCGCGTCCTCACCGAGATCGAGGCGCACCCGCTGTTCAAGCCGCTCGGCGAGCTGCTCTCGCGCAACAGCCTGAGCCTGCAGGATATGGGCATGACCGCCAAGGTCATCGAGGAGGAAGAGCAGGAGATGGGCCGGCTGCAGGTGCAGGAAGGCGCCCAGCAGGCGCTCGCCGACTTCTCGCAGCAGCAGGCCGAATCGCTGAATGCCCTGCGCGCGATGATGGAACGGGCGGTGGAGAACCGGAAGAAGGATCCGATCCTGGTCGAGTACCAGCAGCAGAACTGCGGGGAATGAGCCATGCCCCGCGTCTCCGCCGCCGACCGCATCCAGATCGCCCACCGTGCCGAGGTGGCGATCATGAAATACGCCCGGGCCGATCCGTCGACCGGGCTGCGGCCGCATGCGCTCTGGCACAAGCACGTCCATAACGTGACGCTGGACCCCGTGCAGGTGCTCAAAATGGTCGAGATGGACCGGCACCCGAACACCATCGACGTCTCCTGCCGCCGCACCGGCAAGACAGCCTGCAAGGAGATGTACCTCCTGGAACACCTGGCCACGATGCCGCACCAGGATCTCGGCGTCGTCGCCCCGCGCCAGCAGCAGGCGCAGAACAACCTCTCCTATCACCTCGAAGCCATCCAGCGCTCGCCGATGCTCGCGGCGTACATCGGCTACAAGAACGGCCGCAAGCAGCAGAGCGACACCAAGTTCAACTTCGCCAACGGCTCGGGCGCCTCGGCCTACGGGATCATGTCCCAGATCGACGGCGACTCGCTGACCGCCGCCTCGCTCGAGGAAACCGACGACATGCCCTCCGAGCGGCTGCTCTCGCGCTTCCTGCCGATGCTCGGCGCGGCCCGCCGGCTCGGCGTCGATCCCACCGCCGCCAGCTTCAAGCCGCAGATCCGCATCACCGGCGTGTTCAAGGGCGCCGACGTGCTGCAGACGCTGCTCGACTCCGGGCAGTACCAGCTGCTGCCGTCCGTCGACGTCTATCTCGGCATCGAGCTCGGCATCCTCAACGAAAAATTCATGATGGAGATGCGCGCGCAGCTGCCGGAGGGCGAGTTCATCCGCCAGTTCCTGTGCATGAACGTCGCCAGCCAGAACTTCATCTGGGAAAAGCACATCCGCCGCGCCCTGGCGCTCGGCCTGCAGGCCGGGCTGCAGCTCGCCGCGCCGCTGCCCGGAGCCCGCTACAAGAAGCGCGGTCTCGTTTCGCTGGGCTACGACCACACCGGCCACGGCGAAAGCCTCAGCGCGTCCAAGTCCGCCGTCGTCGTCTGCGAGCAGATCGGCGCCTTCGTCACCTTCCCCTACGTGCGCACCTGGCCGGCCGGCACCGACGACAAGGTGATCGAGAACGATCTCTACGCCCTCTACGACTACTTCCGCCCGGATACGGCGATCGGCGACGCGTTCGGCGTCGGCATGCTGACCAGCCTCAACGACCGGCTGTACCGGAACGGCCTCACCGACATCGACCGCAGCACGGTCGGCGACGGGCAGAGCAACGCCAGCACCTGGAGCGAATGGGCCTTCGCCCCGCTGCGCTTTGAAGGCATGGTCAAGCACAGCATGGCATCGTCGCTCAAGGCCACCTTCCACAACGGCAACGCCGCGATTCCCTACGTCGACACCGGCACCGACGCCGTGCGCGAGGATGCGAACGTGATCTGGACGCCGAAAGAGGTCTGGGGCGACAAGGACGCCGCCGCCGACTGGCTGCTCTTCTGCCGCCAGCTCGGCAACATCAAGACGGAACAGACCAAGGCCGGCTACCTCAGCTTCAAGATGGCCGAACCGCGCCTCGGCGACGACCTCTTCGACGCCGCGATGGCCGCGCACTGGGGGCTGGTGACGCGCGGCGCCGACTTCGTTCCGGCGGCGATCGGCACGCGCACCCAGACGCGCGAGCAACTGCTGGGGAGGCGGGCCGCATGAGCTACGCGAAAGCCAAGGGCCGCGCCGCCTCATTGTTCGACGAAAAACCGGAAGTGCGGCGGCCGGTGAGGCCATCCGCCCCGATCGACGAGGACGAGCACGCGCGCATCCGCGCCAACGTCGATGCGGTCAAGGCGCATTGCCCCGAGTTCTGGCCGTTCATCAAGGAACTGCACGCCGTCGGGATGATCGACGGCCTGCGCGCCATCCGCTCGGTGCAGGTGCTCCCGAAAGAAGGGGCTTGACATGCGCAATGTAGAAAAGCGAAACTGTCGGCTCCTAATGCTACTGCTGTACCCCGCCCAGTCTGGCGGGATTGTTGTTTCTGCTTTACCCTCTCAACGGGTGGAGCGTCGGGTCGCCGCGAGGCCCCGGACGGTCAGTAGCCGTAGGAGCGCTCCGCCCACCCCGCTTGCGGTGGGCACCTTCCTAAACTACTGGAGGCCATCATGGCTGCTCACCTCTCCGCTGCACCCACCCCCCGCCGCATGCGCGGCTTCAACGTCAAATTCAAGAGCGACACCCACGGCTGTTTCAACGTCCATACTTTGGCGTTCACCTCGTCTGACGCGCTGCAGACAGCCCTTAATGAATTCGCCTGCTTCCTGCGGCAGGAGTGCGAGTTTTCCGTGTCCGTCAGTGTTGGGCCGGATCCAGATATCGTTCGGTATCAACTCCGGAAGGAGGCGGGACATGGGTAAAAAATTTACCCCACCTCGTTTTCTTGGTGAGTTGCATCCACAGGCAAAACTAACAGCGGTGCAAGTGGTAGAGATTCGTCGGTTGATTGCCGAGGGGCAGCTTTCGGCCCCGAAGATAGCCGCGCTGTACGGCGTTTCAAAGAGTGTGGTCTACCACATTCGCCATGGGGAAACATGGGAATGCGTCGAGAAGGAAAATCTTCTACCCAAACGAAGTGTGACTCGATCCGGAATCAATAAGGCGGCTGCAAAGCTTAACGATGCAGCCGTCCGGGATATTCGAGAACGGATTCGGGCGAGCGAAACGATATCTTCCCTCTCTCGCCGCTTCGGCGTGAGCCGTCCAGTCATCCGGAGTATCCGTGACGGTAAAGCCTGGAAACACGTTACCTAGGAGCTAGTCATGAGCCTGCTACAGCGCATCTTCCCGTTCATCAAGAGCAAGGCCGATACCATGCTTCCGAACGAACCGGTCTCGGCTTCGACGGAGCGTGGTTCGCGCGCTACGCCGGAAAACTCGCTTAAGTACCTCTATAGGTTGATGTATGTCGACCCGGATTTGCGTCAAGCAATTCTCGACATCCGCGAGATGGACCGCAAAGACGGCCGGGTCAAGCGCATTCACAGCCGCATTGCGCGTGACGCGGTGAAGGGCGGATTGGTGATGCAGCAGGCCGAGGACAATCCGCGCATCGCCCAGATGTGGGACGAATTTTCCCGCCGCATGCAGTTCAACCGCACAGAGAAGCTGAAATCAGACGCGCGCGGCCTGGTGATGGAAGGCTCGCTGGTCATGCAATGGGTGCTCGACGACGCGCGTAACGTCGTGGCCGGCATTCGCATGCCGGCAGAGACGATCCTGCCCAACGTAGACGATGCCGGCCGATTCAAGGACGTGCGCGAGTCGTACTACCAGATCGATGTGATGACCGGCACGAAACTGGCAATCTTCCCGCTCTGGCAACTGACCGTGGCTCGCCTCGACCCCGACAACTTCGACGACATGGGCGCGCTCGGCCGGCCCTTTCTTGACGCCAACCGCACCGTCTGGCAGAAGCTGACAATGACCGAGGAAGATCTTGTCATCCGCCGCCGCACCCGCGCACCGCTGCGCCTGGCGCACACGCTGGAAGGCGCGACGAAGACCGAGCTTGAGGAATACCAAAAGACCAACGAGAACGGCCAGAACGAGATCACCACCGACTTCTATCTCAACAAGAAGGGCGGCGTCGCCGCCGTGCAGGGCGATTCCAACCTCGACCAGATCGAGGACGTCATCTACCTGCTCGACACCTTCTTTTCCGGCTCGCCGCTGCCGAAGGGGTTGATGGGCTACACCAAGGACATGGCGCGCGACATCCTGGAGGATTTGAAGCGCGACTACTACGAGGAGGTCGACAGCGTGCAGGACACGCTCGCCTTCGCCTACGAACACGCCTTCCGCCTGCAGTTGCTCTTGAAGGGCATCAACCCCGACGCCGAGGATTTCACCGTCGGCTTCGCCGAGCGCCGCACCGAGACGCCGAACCAGACCGTCGACCGTGGCTTGAAGCTGAAAGCCATGGGAATGCCGGAAGGTATGGTCTGGGAAGAGCTTGGCTACGACCCCAGCTACGTGCGCCAGCGCCGCGAGTACGAAGCGAAGAACTACGACCCGTACCCCGATCCGGCCGCGATCAAGCCCCCCGGCACGCCGACCGTCAAGGTCACCCCGGGCAACGCCCCCAAGGGCGAGAGCATGACGAGCGTGGGCAATGGCCAGCCTTGAACAAGCCGCGATCAAGCGCGCCACCGTCGCTGCGCACCGCGCCGTCGAGGAACTCGATTCTGCTTCATTGAAGGAACTGAAGCGGATCTACACCACGGCGGCGGAAGACATCGCCGCGCAGATCCGCGCGCAGGCCGGGCGCGACGACAGCCTCACGCTGTACGAACTGCGCTCGGTGCTCGAACAGATCGAATTGCGCCTGCAGGCGCTCGCCGCCGAACGCAACGCCGTGGTGAACGCCGGCCTCGACCAGGCCGCGCGCCTCGGCACACAACCGTTCGCCGCCTCGATCGACAGCCCGGACGCGATGCGCGTCTCGGAAGAAGCGCTGCGCTTTGTGCGCTCCTTCGTCGCCGAGGACGGCCTGCAGCTCTCCGACCGCATCTGGCGGCTCGACCGCGGCGCGCGCGACGTGCTGGTCAATTCCATCGAGCAGGCCGTCATCCAGGGCCACGGCGCCGCCGAAGCCGCGCGCGACTTCCTTTCGCGCGGCCAGCCGGTACCGATCGACATCCAGAACAAGCTCGACTCGGCCAACGCCCCGCGCCTTGCCCGGGGCGCCGTCGACCAGCTGCTCACCGGGCAGGGCAACCCGATGGACAACGCCATGCGCCTGATGCGCACCGAACTCAACCGCGCCCACGGTGAGGCCTACATGATGGCCGGCGAGGGACATCCGGACTTCGCCGGCTGGCGCTTCCTGCTCTCGCCGGCGCACCCGGAACCGGATATCTGCGACCTGCTCTCGGCGCAAAACCTGCACGGCCTCGGCCCCGGCGTGTATCCCTCGCGCGAAAAATGCCCGTGGCCGGCTCACCCGAACACGCTCTCCTTCCTCGAAATCGTCTTCAAGGACGAAATCACCGAGGCCGACAAGGCCGGCAAGGAAACCCCGGTACAGGCGCTCGCCCGGCTCACCGAGGCGCAGCGTGTGGGCGTGCTGGGCAAGGCGAAGACCGAAGTCTTCAACGCCGGCAAGCTGACGCAGGGCATGATCCGCGCGCCGTGGCGGGCGGTGCAGAAGCGGATCGGACAGACGCCGATGAAGCCCGCGGCGCTGCCGAAACCCCCGGCGAAGAAAAGCAGCGCATCGCTCGACGAGATGCTCGCGCTGGGCAACACCCGCGCCGATACCCTGATTGCCGCGGCGACATCGGCGGGGCGTCTGGGCGACACGCTGCCCGAGGTCATCTTCAAGGCATTGCGGGCTGAACGGGCGATCTCGGCCGAGGCCGTCGTGCAGAACGGCGGCAAGGGCGCCGACCTGGTGCGCGCCGTCTCGCGGCTGTTCCCCGACGACTGGACGCAGGCGGCCGACCGCTTCGGCCCCCTCTACGCCAAAGGCACCGCGGGCCGCGCGTGGCACATCACCCTGCCATCCGCCAGCGCCGGGCGGACCTTCTCGGTCAAGGGCTTCCGCTTCCTGGCCAAGGGCAACGACGGACTGATCGCCGCCCGCGAGTATAAGTCCGCGTTGCACGAATACACGCACCGACTGCAGCATGCGCTGCCGGTGCTCGACGACTTCTTCCAGGAGCTGCATCACCGCCGGACGGCGGGCGACCCGCTGAAACCACTGCGCGTCTTGTATCCCGGCGCGCACTATGCTAGTAACGAAGTAGCCCGGGAAGACAAATACATCCACGCCTACCAGGGCAAGATCTATTCGGGCGGGAACCGCTACCTGGGCAAGCACGGGGCCATGGAAGTCATCACCATGGCGTTCGAGAGCGTCTTCGGCGGCCGTCCGGACACGCTGGAAAAACTGGTCGCGGACGATCGTGAGATGTTCAACCTGGTCATGGGGGTGTTGTTTCACTATGTTCCGTAGCTATCGGCTTGAAGGCGTCACCGCGCATGATCCCGTGATCGAGTTCGAATGGGATCCCGTCTCCGGGCGCGTCCGCGGACCCAATGCGCCGCTTGTTCTGGACCTCGTCGAGATGGCGCTGCAGGACAACTCTGCCCTCGGCCACCCGTATCCGACCGTGTTCGATATCCACGACCCGCTGCACACGCCGTCGGAAATGGCCGTGTTGCTGGGAGGAAACTGGAAACTCCCGGATGATTTGCAGGCCGTCTATCCGGAAAAAGAAGGCGACGACCTGTTGATCGAGATCGATGCCGACGGGAATGAGAAGCCGTCGGAGTTCCAGCCGCTGTATTGATTGAAAAACGAAGTGGCGGCGCGTAGGATTCAACGGGTCAAAAGAACAGAAAAAGCGTAGACGCCCGATGAAAAACCGACTTTTCGCTCTATTTTCCATCGCCCTGGTTGCGGGGTGCATGCAGATGCCGACGCCGGCGAACGAGATCGGCATGTCCCACCTGCCGCTCATGAAGTATGCGGACTGGGACTGCGCGCAACTGGAAAAAGAAAGCGAAACCCTGCGCCGTCTCGAGATCACGCTCGCCGTCGCGCAGGAACAACGCATCCGCGACAGCATGTGGCGTTCGGTCATCTGGGGCTTCGGTTACGGCGACGGCGTCGAGGCGGAACAGCTGGGCAACGTCCATGGCGAACAGGAGGCAGTTCGCCAGACCCAGATCAAGAAGAAATGTTGACGGGATTCTGAACACATGAAGCCTGTCGTTCGCGTTCTTTTGGTTGTTCTCGCCATTCCCGTGCTGGTTTTTACTTACTTCTTCGTCAAGGCGCTGGCCGATCCGCAGGCCGAAGCGCGGATGAAGGCGCGCGATGCGATTGAACTGTGCCGCCAGGAGGCGTCGCGTTCTGCGCTCGATGGTGGCAGCCGCCAGTTCGTTGCTTCGACCTGCGAGAAAATGGAGCGCGACTTCACTGCGACGTTTGGCGGGCGGCCGTAAGGGCGCTATCCATCCAAACCTAAAACCCCGCTCCGGCGGGGTTTTTCTTTCCCGTACCTGACAAACCCTTCCATTTTTTTGTCTTGACGCCTGCCCGACACTCGCCCCTGACCTGATGAAGGTTAGCGCGGCGGGAGTCCAGTTCGCTCCTGATCCCGCCGCGCGTTTCCACGCGAGGCGGGCATGTCATGTAAATCACGAATCATCCGGCTGGACGCAGCCACCGATCGGACAGTGCGATTCCTGTCCGGACTCCATGTGCAACTGGAGGAAGGCGCGACGCGCTCTTGGGTGACCGTCACCCGCACCGGTTCCTTCACCGATCCGCGCTACGGCAAGTTCGACATCACGCGCGAGATGCTCCTGTCGATGGTGGCCAACTTTGACGCCAACACCTACGGGCAGGACATCTTCGTCGACGTCGGGCACAAGCCGCTGGACGGCGCCGCCGGCAAGGTCGTCAAGCTGGCCGTCGAGGGCGACCGTCTGCGCGCGCTGGTCGAATGGACCGACTTCGGCCTTGAGGCGATCAAGAAGCGCGGCATGCGCTACCTCTCCGCCGAGTACCACGAGAACTTCCGCGACAACGAATCCGGCGCGGCCCATGGATGTGTGCTCCTGGGCGCGGGGCTTGTGACACGGCCCTGCATCAAGCGGCTCGATCCGGTCCAGTTGAGCGAGGCAGATGCCGACGCCGAGGGCGCGGCCACCCTGCTGCACCCGACCCTTCTCTCCGAACTCCTGAACGAGGCAAAGACCACCATGAAAAAGCACCTGGAACAACTCGCCGCTCAATTGCGCGCCAAGAAGCTTGGCGAAGCCGCCATTACCGCCATCCTCAAGGCCGCCGAACAGGCCATGACCGGCATGTCCGACGAAGCCGCGATGAAGTCGCTGTGCGACGCGCTGCTCGACGGCGCCATGCAGCTTGCAGAAGGCACCGCGCCGGTGATCAATATCGCCGGCGGCGGGCTCACCGCGTCCGACGTCAAGCGCCTGCTGGCCGAAGATGCCGCCGCCAAGGCCGACGCCGCCAAGAAACTCGCCGAAACGCTCGACGGGCACAGGAAGCTGCTTGCCGACACGATCAACGCCGCGCAAGGCCTCGATGCCGAGACAAAGGCCAAGCTGCTGGCGGATGCCGGCGAGCTCGTCACCGCCGAGATGAGCGTCGACCAGGTCAAGCGCCTGGCTGAACACCAGGTGCGCGTGGGCAACGAACTCGCCGCAGCGAAGGCGCTCTCCGCGATGGGCTACCGCATTTCCGGTACCGCGCACATCAGCGTCGACGACGGCAACAGCATCAAGGCGCTGCAGGAGGCCGTCGACAAGCGTCTCAAGCTCGCCGCGCCGAAGGAATCGCCGAACAAGGCACTGGTGGATGAAGTGCTGGCGCTGTACGACGCCGAGCACGCCGCGCAGCTGCACCGCGAGCACAAGATGCTCGCCGGCGGCGATGGCGTGATCTCGGACGTCTCGGTCCCGGCCGCCTTCGAGCGCACGGTGATCCGCGAAGCGCTCTATCCGCTCGTCGCACTGCAGTTCGTCAATGTCGGTACCGCCGAGTTCGGCGGTTCGTTCATGGTGCCCTACAGCTACCGCGACACCACGGCGGCCGGGCGCGACGCCACGCGCAAGTACGAAGGGCAGGCGATTGCCCGCGCCGGCATCAAGCAGGCGATGGAAACCGCCTACCCGGTGCCGCAGAAGCTGGCCTTCGAGGTATCCGACGAACTGCGCTACCTCACCGCCACCGGTCGCATCGACTTCGAGGCCGTCGCCGAGAACGTGCGCAACGCCGCCCGCATCATCGGCGAGGACACCGAACGGCTGATCCTCAACGAGATGGTCAACGCCGGCGACGAGTTCGCCGTCGCGGCCGGCAACGATACGCTCACCTCGCAGGTCAACGGCACCAACAAGGTCTTCGTTACCGCCAATTTCCCGGTCGTCAAGCCGCGCAAGATCTACGACCTGCAGGGCAACCAGGTCGGATCGACGCTCAACCCGGTCACTGTCACGCTCAACAGCGTCGCGCGCAACGAGTACGACGGCACCGGGACGCAGGCCGCCGGCACCTACTGGGTGATGGACTACAACCTCGGCGAACTGCGCTTCGTCACCGAGGCCGGCGTCGCCGTGACCCCCACCAGCGGCTGGGCGCTTGTCGTGACCTACAGCTACACCACCAACGTCTACAAGTTCGATACCGACCTCGGTTCGCTTACCTCCGGGGCCAAGTGGGACGACTTCCTCTACCGCTACGGCCTGCGCCGTTCGGTGCTGGAAGACCAGCGCTTCTACCGCGCCAACTTCGGCCTGATGTCCGGCGCGGTGCATGAGATGGTCCTGCTGGCCAACCAGTTCCAGGAGTCGAACAACCGCGGGCAGACGACCGTCAATGCCGCCGGTGATCTCGGCAACATCCGCAGTGTGCCGAACTTCAAGAGCTTCGCGCCCGGGCTGCAACTGGCCGACACGCGCGTGCTGATCGGCGAACGTGCCAACACCCGCTACCGCATGGCCAAGCCCTGGCAGATGGGCGAGCTGCAGGACCAGCGCGACAGCAACGGCCGCTTTACCGGCAAGAAGGAAGCCTACGGCGACCAGTTCGTCTTCCTGCACACGCCAACGCAACTCAAGGGCTGCTACACCAGCGTCGTGCTGTACTCGGCGACCGGTCGCGTGGCCCGCGCCGCTTGACCCTCCCTGAGCTGGACTTTCCCCTGCCTTCGGGCAGGGGGTTTTCTTGAGACAGCAAGGAGCCGAAATGCAAAAAGCCATCACCAACACCACCCCCGGCCCGATGTACGTCGCCGGGCGGATGATCCCCCCGGGCGAAACGCTCGTTTTCGACGAAGCCGACCTGCCGCCGGAGCATCGCGAGGAAGCCGCGCCGCCCATGGAGGAAATCATCGCCGACCCGGTCGTCGAGCTCGCCGAGCAGAACGCCAAAGAGGTTATCGCCGCGCTGGAAGCGCTGCCGGATGAGGATCTCGCCCGCCTGAAGGCGATTGAGTCCGACGGCAAGCAACGAAAGACGGTGCTCGAAGCGATCGACGCGCTGATGCTCGATCGTGCAGCCCTTGCGCTCGACGCCGACAAGACGGACCCGGAAGGAAAGACCACCCCGGAAGGCGCGGGAGAGTAAGCCATGCCCGGGACGATGAGCCGCACCGACCTGGTGGCCGACCTCAAGGCGTCGTTGCACGATGCCGCCGAGGTATTCACGGCCGCCGGCGGCGCGGACTTCTCCCGGCTGCTCGATGTTGCCGCACTGGACTTCGCACGCCTGCGGCCTCGCACGCTGATCGGCAGCGTGCTTCTCGCCTCCGGGACGGATGAATACCCCGTCCCGGAGGATTTCCACCATTACAAGACGGATCTCTGGTTCGATCCGTCGCGCGCCGGCCGCCCGTGGGAAAAGACCTGGCCCGGCCGCGCCCCGTCGATCCGCGTCGCCGAGGTGGGCGGCGCGACCAAGCTCGTTTTCCAGCCCGCGCCGACGGCGCAGCAGATCACCCTCTTCGGCAGCACCTTCCGCTTCTACTACTTCGCCCGTCACGTGATCGGCGAGGCGGAGCAGACCACCATCGACGCCGGTGATCGCGGCCTGCTGCTGCTGCGCGCGCAGGCCGAAGCGATGCGCGAGCTGGCGATGCGCAACATCGGCAAGCCGGTGGCGCTGCGCGACGGCCTCAACAGCGCCCCGCGCAACGGCACCCCGGCCGCGCTGTACCAGGCGCTGCTCGACGAGTTCAACGAGGCGGCGCGATGAACGAGATTACCGTCAAGGTCGATCACGCCCGGGCCGTCGCGGCGTTCCGCAAGGGGCCGGAAATCATGCGGCGCCATGTCGGCGATGCGCTCGAACGTGGCGCGCAGGAAGTCGCCCGCGAGGCAAGGAGCAAGGCCCCGAAATTGTTCTCGACGCTGACCAATTCGATTCTTCCGATGCGCGTCGGCAAACTGCACTACCGGGTCTCGACCGACATGAACTACGCGCGCCCGGTCGAGGAGGGGCGGCTTCCCGGGTCGATGCCCGGTATGGGCCTGACCGAATGGGTGCGCTTTCGCACGGGGCTGCAAGGTAGGGAACTCGACCGCACCACCTTCGTCATCGCCCGTGCCATCGCCCGCCGCGGCATCGCGCCGCAGCCGTATATGAAACCCGCCGCCGACGAAAAGCGCTCGCGCGTCATCGAACTGGTGCGCGCCGCCGTGGCGCAGGGCGTGCGCGAGGTGGGGCAATGAGTACCCTCGGCGCCCGCATGACGCTGATCCGCGACCTGCTCGCCGCGCGCCTGCCGCACCGTGTTGTCACCCGCTCGCTACGCGACTTCGCCGAGCGACAACCGGCGGAACTGAAGCGCGGCGTGTTTTCCCTGATCAGCCTCGGCGAGTCCGACTACGCCAACCTGCGCGAGCGGGCGGCGATGGACGGTCGCCACCGCATGCTGCTCGTCGGGCAGATCCAGATCGGCGAGAAAACCGATCCGGAGGCCATCGAGGAAGCGGAGTTCACGATGGTCGAGGAGATCAAGGACTTCGCCCGCAGCCTGACGCCAGCACTCGCCTGCCTGGAGATGAAGAACTTCCGCCAGAGCGGGCAGATCGAGCACCCCTACGGCTGGATTTCCGTCGATCTGGAGATGCCCTCATGAAGCCGCTCGAACTGCGCGTGCTGCGCGACGTGCGTTCCGCCGAGGTGACCCTCGGCCAACTCTTCGTCGACGGCGAGAAGTTCTGCGAAACGCTCGAAGACCCGGTGCGCGAGATCTCGGGGCTGTCCGTCGAGCAGTGGAAGATCAAGGGTGAAACGGCGATCCCGCGCGGAAAGTACCGCGTGATCATCGATTTCTCTCCCCGTTTCCAGCGCCCGATGCTGCATCTCCTCAACGTGCCCGGCTTCGCCGGCATCCGCGTGCATGGCGCCAACTTCGCCAAGGACGTCGAGGGCTGCATCGGCGTTGGCGAGGAACGCATCGGGCAGCACGGCATCCGCCGCTGCGCCCGCGTGCTGGCGCGACTGGAGGCGCGTGTGGCCGAGGCGCTGGCGGCGGGGCGCGATGTCTGGATGGAGGTGGATGGATGAACTGGATCCGCGAAGCCATCAACGACAGCCGGACCGGGCAGGCGTCATCGAAACGGATCGCCATGCTCGCCGGCGCAGGCTCGATGTCCCTTGCCGTGATCATCCTCTCGGCCGCGTCGCTGTTCGGCTACGACGTCGCCGCCGCGCTGTGGGCCGTCACCATCCCGCTCGCCGGGCTGGGCGGCTACAGCTACGTCAACGGAAAACTCGCGGAGGGGAAGAATGCCGGCCCTGCTGCTTAACCTGCTCAAAGCCTGGTGGCCGCGGATCGCGGCGATCGCCGGGGCGTTTCTGCTGGGATTCATTGTCGCCTGGCAACTGCAAGGGGTGCGCCTCGATGCGGCGGCGAACGACATGCAGCAGATGCAACTGGAATTCGACTCCTGGCGCCAGTCGTTGCGCGAACAGGAGACGACGCTCGCCGCGCAGCGCGAGAGCCTGCGCCAGAAGGAACTGGCGGATTACCGGAGGATGCAGGATGAACTGGAGAAACAGATTGTGGCGGGCGACGCGTATCGCCGCTGTGTGGCTGCTGGCAAGTGCGGTGCTCGGGTGCGGTACGTGCAAACCGGAAGTGCTTGTCCGGCCGTCGGTGTATCGGCCGCCGGCGGAACTGATGCAGCCGGCCCCGACCCAGTACCTGCTGCCGGAGACCCTGCAGCGCCGGCCGTAGTCGCCGACTGCGCGCGCACCACCCTGCAGCTCAACCGGCTGCAGGAGGGTATTGCCGGACAGACTGGCTACGGGGAGGCGCCATGAGCGATCAAGACGCCGTCCGCTGCCCCTACAACGCCGAGGTGATCGAGTACCGCATCGAGGCGCTGGAAACCGCGATCGGCGAAATCAGCCGCGCCGTGCAGAGCATCGCCGAGACCACCGCCAAGATCGCCCGCCTGGAAGAGCGGCACACCGAAACCCGGGCGGCGCTGGAGCGCGCCTTCGGCGCCATCACCAAGACGCGCGACGAGCTGCACGAGGCCGAACGCCGCGTCGAGAACCGTTTGAGCAAACTGGAAAAGGACATGCCGGCGGTCAAGGAAACCTCGACCTGGGTCAAGTCCGGCGTCCTGGTGCTCGTTGGCGTCGTACTTCTTGCCTCGATCAAGCTGTCGCTGAAGTTTTAAGGAGCAACCCATGGGAAAAAAGACTGAATCCGCCTCCGCCACAGGCAAGGCCGCCTACCACGACGGCCCGCCGGAGATCGAATTCGCCGGCCGGCGCTGGCTGCGCGGCAAGGCGCAAGCGCTGACCGACGCCGAGTTCGCCGCCGTGCAGGCGCGTCCGGATGCCGCGCAGTTCGGCTTCACCTTCACCGGCGACCCGCTCGCCATCACCGCCAAGGAGTAATCCATGCCCCAAGCCATCGGCGCCATGATGCAGCTGCTGCTGCAGCGCGAAACCGCCTTCCGCACGCGGCCGACCCCCGCCGCGGCGTTCAAGCTGCCGTTCACCAAGTACAACATGGGGCGAGATCCGCAGAAGGTGCGCGACCCCTCGATTTCCTCCTCGCCGCTGCCCGGCAAGTCCGGCCTCGGCGACGCCATCGTGCAGGGCACCGTCGAATCGATCCTCGATCTGCGCAGCGTCGGCCACCTGCTGGCGCTGCTGCTCGGCGTGCCGACCACCGGCGCCGCCGTCACCAAGCAGCCGACCAACGTCACCGGGGTGACCGCGCAATACGCGCAGGCCGCCACCCCCAGCGGCAACGGCACGCTGAGCTACGTGAACACTGGCAAGACATTGGCGTGGAAGGCGCAGGGCGACGCCACCGCCGGCGCCGCGGTCGATGTCTCGGCCGGCGGCACCTTCACGCTGCAATCCGGCACCGCGTCCCATGCGCTCATCGTCACGGTCAACGCCGGCGCGCTGCCGGGGGCGGACGCCTCGGATACCGACATTGCGGTCAGCGCCACACTCAAGGCGCACGTCTTCCCGATCAACCTCAGCGCCCGGCCCTCGGCCCTGTTCGAGCTCGGCCACCTGGACACCGGCGTCTATTACCGGACCCTCGGCGCCAAGATCAACAAGCTCTCCTACGACCTCACCGCGCGCGAGCAGAACATCACCCTCGACGTGCTCGCCGGCGACGAGACCGAATACGCCTCGGCGCACGACGCCGCGCCCACGGCCTACGCCAGCGCCCGCGCCTGCGGCTCCGGCGGGGTGATCAGCAACGGCGTCGACGCCAGCCTCGGCACCATCGTCAGCGGCACCATCGAGATCAACAACAACATGACCGGCTACTCGCTGGTTGATGGTCGCGAAGGCTACGGACTGATCGACCAGGGCGAGCTATCGATCGGCGGCAAGATCAAGACGATCTTCGACGGCGCCGGCGCCTACCAGCTGGCGCGCAACAGCACCAGCACGCGCATGCGCGTCGGCTCCACGGCGGTGGAGGGAGCCAACACCTTCGCCCTGTACTGGGACATCCCCAACGCCGAACTCGTCGAGCAGGCCGTGCCGAAGGAAGGCAAGTCCGGCCTCTTCGTCGAACTCGACTGGCTGGCGCACCGCGACACCGCCGGCAGCCTGCCGGTCGTGACGCTGATCAACGATGTGACGGGGTATTGATCATGCTCGACATCAGCGACATCACCCCGCGCGTCTGGATCACCCACGAGGAAACGAAGACCCGCTACCGGATCAAGCCGGTCGAGCCGAAGGATTCGAAGCGCCTGCTCGTCGCCGCCCGCGACAAGAAGGGCGAGCTCGACGGCGTCAAGTACAACGGCCTCGCCGCCGAGCACATGATCGACGACTGGGAGGGCGTCGGCGCCGAAGGCCAGCCGACCGCCTGCACGCCGGAAGCGAAGGTTAAATTCGGCGAGCGCTTCGGCCGCATCGTCGCGTTCCTCATGGAGCGCGCCACTGACCCGAACATGTTCAGCGATGAGGAAGACGCCGGAAAAAACGCCTGATCGCTCGCGCCCGCTGGGAGTTCGGCGGGGGGCGCGAGTATGTGGACGCCGTCCGCAAGGCCGGGCGCGTCGTGCATCCGGACGACCTGCCGCCGCCGCTGCAGTGGGAGCGCGGCGTCTGGTGGCTCTACCTGCGCGTGCAGACGCAATGGCGGCGCGATCCGCTCGGCCGGCGCTGCGGGCTCGACTACAACCCGGCGATCGCGCTGATTCGCGACCTGCGCTGGGATCTGCCGCGCGCGCTGACGCTGCTGCAGCAGATCGAGCGCGTCGCCATGGACCCGGAGGGCTCGGACGATGAGTGAGAAGATCGGCGTCGACATCACCGCGAACGTCAGCGGATTTGACAAAGGGGCGGATGACGTCGAGAAGCGCGTTCAGACCATGAAGGGCCGCCTGGAGAACGACCTTGGCGGCGCCGCCAAAACGGCGGGCGAGTCCCTGGACGGGGCCATGAAGAAGGGCAAGGACGCCGTTGACGGGCTGATCAACGGTGGGTTGGCCGAGGCGCCCGGGCATGTGCGCGACCTCTCTGAAGCCGCGGGCATTTCCGTGGGGCGCCTGGCGCTCCTCGCGGGGGTGGTGGGCGGCGTGGCCGTGGGTGTCTCCGCGCTGGCAGTCGCGGCCTACCAGGGCGCCGATGAATCCCGTGCCTTTTCGAATGCCTTGATCATGAGCGGGAATGCCGCCGGCAGCAGCACTGATGCGCTCAACGGGCTGGCTGTTGCCATCTCCGCGGCGACAGGCGCCACGCGCGGGCAGGCCGCCGCCGTGCTGACGCAACTGGTTGCTACCGGGAAGGTTGCCGAGAGCAGTCTCGATACGGCCGCGGAAGCGGCGTTACGCCTGGAGCGCTCGGGGGCGCAAGCGGTTGAGAAAACCGTTGCGCAGTTCGCCGAGCTCGGTAAGTCGCCGGTCGAGGCCTCGCTCAAGTTGAACGAGCAGTACAACTACCTCACCGTCGAGGTGTACCGCCAGATCAAGGCGCTGCAGGACGAAGGGCGCGAGCGCGAGGCGGCGGCGCTGGCGATGAGCACCTACGCCAATGCGGCCGACACCATGGCCACAGCGGTCGACAAGAATCTCGGCATCCTCGAACGCTCGTGGCGGGCGGTCAAGGAAACGGCGAAAGGCGCCTGGGATGCCATGCTCAACATCGGGCGCGAAGGCACCATTGACCAGCAGATCGCCGAGCTTCAGAAACAGCTCGCTATTGCCCGTGAGGCTGAAGCCAACGGAACGTCCAAGTATCTCGGAAGGTTCGGCAATAAGCAGGAGATCGAGGCGCGCCTGAACTACCTTGGCGGCGTCAAGGCGGCGCAGGAGGAAGCGACCGCCGCCGTCACGGCCGACAACGAGGCGCGGAAAGCCGGGATCGCCTTCGACCAGATCAAGGAACAGTATCTGACCAAGGAACAGAAGCTGACCCGTGAGCTGAACAAGATTCGCAATGAAGGCAAGGCCGCCGGGGCCTCCGACGCGGAAATCCGCCAACTCGAAGAGGCCGCCCGCGAAAAGTACGCGACCAAGACACCAAAACCGCAAGCCGAGAAGATTTCCGACTACGACCGCCTGGTCCGCTCGATCAAGGAAAAGATCGCCGTCGGCGAGCTCGAGGCGACGCAGGAGGAAAAACTCACCGAGTCGCAGCGCCTGCAGGCGAAGGTCATGTCCGATCTTGCCAACGGCAGCCTCAAGATGACGGCCAACCAGCGCACGCACATCGAGCTGTTGCTCAACGAGGCGATCGCCATCGAGCGCAAGAACCGGGCCGACGAGGCGAGCAAGAAGGCCGACCTGATCCTCGACGACTACCGCCGCATCAATGCCCAGACGGTCGAGCGCATCGAGCGCGAAGCGGAACTGGCGACGATGACCGGCGAGCAGCGCGTGATCGCCGAGGCGCTGTACAAGGCCGAGGACGAAGGCGCGAAGATCCGCGAGCGCATCCTGCGCGATCTGCCCGAAGGCATCGCCCAGACCAAGGCGCTGGCCGCAGCCGAAGCCGAGCTGGCCAAGCAGAAGGCGCGCGTGACGGCCGCGGCGAAGGAGAACTACGAGCAGCAGCGCACCTTCGAGTACGGCTGGGACAAGGCCTTCCGCGCCTACGAGGACGGCGCGACCAATGCCGCCAAGACGGCGGAAACGGCGTTCTCCGGCATGACCGGCGCCATGGAAGACGCGATCAAGACGTTCGTCAAAACCGGCAAGGTCGATTTCAAGAGCTTCGGCGACGCGGTGATCAATACCCTCATCGACATCCAGATGCAGAGCCTGCGCACCAACGTGCTGGCGCCGATGATGCAGAGCGGCGGCAACTGGTTGAGCAGTTTCTTCGGCTCGTTGTCCAGTTCGTCCGTGCCGTCGAATGCCGATACCACCATCCCGATGCAGGCTGGCGGCGGCTATCACGAAGGCGGCATCGCCGGCCTCGAACCCACCTTCACCCGCACCGTCCCCGCGTCGGCCTTCCGCAACGCCCCGCGCTACCACGGCGGCGGCATTTCCGGCGATGAGGAACCCGCGATCCTCAAGAAAGGCGAGGGTGTGTTCACCGAGGCGCAGATGAAGAAGATGGCCCCGGCGAACAGCGCCCCGGTCATCAACATCATCAACAATGCCAGCGGCACCGAAACAACGCGGCGGAGCCGGCTCGGTTCCAACGGCGAATCGATCACGGACATCGTGATCAATGCGGTGAAGAGCGACCTGCTCGGCGACATCGCCAGCGGCGGCGAATTCGCCACGGGGCTCGAGAGCAAATACGCCCTCAACCGCTCCGCCGGGGCGTGGAGATAGCCATGGCGACCTGGCCCACGACGCTGCCCGTCCCGATGCTGGAAGGCTACGAGCTCGAATCCGGCGATCCGACCGCCCGCAGCGACATGGAATCCGGCCCCGCGCGCGTTCGCCGCCGCTTCACCGCCGCGCCGGACGAGATCAGCCTGAGCGTGTTGCTGACCGAAGAGCAGATGAACACCTTCCGCGATTTCTGGAAGAACGACTGGTACCAGGGCGCGGCCTGGGTGTTTTTCCCGGTCCGGGATGGATGGACGCCCGGCATCGTCAGCAAGGAATGCCGTCCGACCAAGGGAAAATTCAAGGCGGCGCTGATCAAGCCGAACGTCTGGCGCGTGCAGATTCCGATCGAGGTGCGCGATGCCTGACTTCACCCTCGACGACGCCCTGAAGGAGGCCTACGCCAGCGCGCCGGCCGCCGAGGTGATCCTGCACACGCTCGAACTGCGGCACCCCTCATTCGAGACCCCGGTGCGCGTGGTGCGCGACCACCACGACTTCACGGCGTATCTCGAGAGCGACGCGCCGGAAGACCCGGGCGCCGAGGTTACCTTCGTCGCCTTCGCCTTCGATTTCAAGCTGCCCGACGTCATCAAGTCCTCCTCGCCGGAAATCGAGATCGTGCTCGACGGCATCTCCGGCGAAATCGTGCAGTACCTCGATGTGGCCGCGCAGACGCAGGACTTGATCGAAGTCACCTACCGTCCCTACCTCGCCAGCGATCCGAGCGGCCCCTCGATGAATCCGCCGCTGACGCTGGTGATCCGCAACGTCACCGCCGACGTCTTCCGGGTCCGCGCCCGCGCCGGCTATGCCGACCTCGCCAATCGCAAGTTCCCGAACGAGGTCTATGACACCGAACGTTTCCCGGGGCTGGTCGCATGAACAGCAACGCGCACTGGGCAGAAACCTCCTACCTCGGCCGCCCCTGGGTTTCCGGCGCCAGCGGCCCGGACGCCTACGACTGCTACGGGCTGGTGCGCGCGGTCTATCGCGACCGCCTCGGCATCGCCATTCCGCCGCTGTGCGTCGACGCGCACAAGTCGCTCAGCGTGGCGCGGGCGATGCGCGACTACGATTATTCGGACTGGCTCGAGATCGCCGGGCCGGAACGTGAATTCGACGTGGTCGAAATGTCGCAGGCCGAGCGGCCGCACCATGTCGGCGTCTATCTGCTCATCGACGGCGGCGGCGTGCTCACCTCGCTGGAGGGCATTGGCGTCGTCTTCCAGTCGATGCGCAGTCTCGCCGCGCACGGCTGGAACATCGTCCAGGTCTATCGCCGGAGGCCGGCATGAAGGCGCTGGTCGTCACCTGCCGCGACCCCTTCCGCCCGGCCAACCACCGCACGGCGCTGGTTGTTCGGCGCCGGCGCAGCCTGCGCAACCTGGCCCCGCGGGACGGGTTGCCGGTCGTTTGCCAGCTGAACGGGGAGTGGATCAGCCGTAAAGCCTGGAATCGCCGCCTGCGGGACGGCGATTCGGTTCTCTTCGTTACCCTGCCGCAGGGGAACAACGGCGCCGGCAGCGTCATCATGATCATCGTGCGCGCGATCCTGGCCTACTTCACGATGGGCATGAGCGAGGTCGTATTCAATGTCGTCTACGCCGCCGCCGGCATCCTGGTCAGCAAACTGCTCGCGCCGCCGGATTCGACCAAGGCGCAAAAATCGTCCTCGTTCGCCGCCGCCTCGCCGACCTACAGCCTGAGCGCGCAGGGCAACCAGGCGCGCATCGGACAGCCGATCCCGGTCATCTACGGCCGGCACATCGTCTTCCCGAACTACGGCGCGGCGCCCTACACCGAATATGCCGGCAACGAGCAGTACCTCTACCAGCTCTTCGTGATCGGTCAGGGCGAATACGAGATCGAAGCGATCCGCATCGAGGACACCTCGATCTCCGGATTCGAGGAAATCACCTACCAGATCGTCCCGCCCGGCGGATCGGTGACGTTGTTCCCCACCTCGGTCTCCACCTCCGGCGAAGTGATCGGGCAGGAAGCGCTGACCAATACGGCGCTAGGCCCCTTCGTCGCCAACGACGCCGGGACCGCGACCGATACCCTGGCGATCGACGTCGTCTTCCCGCGCGGTCTGTACTACGCCAACGACGACGGCGGTCTCAGTGCCGTCAGCATCACCTGGACGGTCGAGGCGCAGGCTATCAACGATGACGGCGTCGCGATCGGCGCGTGGACCACGCTCGGCACGCCGACCGTTTCGGCCTCGACGACCACCCCGCAACGCAAGAGCTACCGCTACGCCGTCGCGGCGGGTCGCTACCAGGTGCGCCTGACCCGTACCAGCACCAAGCAGACCGATTCCCGCTACGGCCACGAGCTCGATTGGGCCGGACTGCGCGCCTACCTGCCCGGAACGCAGAACTACGGCAACGTCACGATGCTGGCCATGCGCATGCGGGCCACGAACAACCTGAGCGAGCAGTCGAGCCGCAAGGTCAACGTCATTGCCACGCGCAAGCTGAAAACATGGCACCCGAGCACCGGCTGGAGCGCCTCCGCCGTCGCCACCCGCTCGATCGCCTGGGCCATCGCCGACATTTGCCGCGCGGATTACGGCGCCAGTCTGGCCGATGCGCGCATCGACCTGCAGGGACTCTACGACCTCGACGCCATCTGGACCGCGCGCGGCGATACCTTCAACGCAGTGTTCGACAGCCAGAGCACGGTCATGGAGGCGCTGACCCTCGCGGCCCGTGCCGGCCGTGCCATGCCCTACATGCAGGGCGGCATCCTGCACATTGCTCGCGACGCACCGGCCACCATCCCGGTGGCGATGTTCTCCCAGCGCAACATCATCAAGAACTCGTTCAAGCTCGAGTACATCATGCCGAGCGAAGAAACGGCCGACTGCGTCGACGTCACCTATTTCGACGAGACCGTTTGGCGCGAACGCACCGTGCGCGCCACGCTGCCCGGCGGCACCAGCCTCAAGCCGGCTACGGTCAAACTGTTCGGCGTCACCAACCGCGCGCAGGCCTGGCGCGAGGGGATGTACACCGCCGCGTGCAACAAGTACCGCCGCCGCATCCCGACCTTCCAGTCGGAAATGGAAGGCTTCATCCCCGCCCCGTGCGACCTGCTCGCCGTGCAGCACGACCTGCCGAAGTGGGGGCAGGCCGGCGAGATCGTCGCCTGGAACGCGGCGACGAAGGAGGCAACGCTCTCCGAGCCGCTCGACTGGACCGCCGGCGGCCCGCACGTTCTCGCTTTCCGCAAGCGCGACGGCAGCGTCGCCGGGCCGTACAGCGCAGCCGCCGGAACGGACAACTATCACGTCACCCTCAGCGACTGGGTTGTGGGAACCGATCCGACCCCCGACACCGCCAGCGACCGCGAGCGCAGCCATTTCTCCTTCGGCCCGGCCAATGCGCAGTACATCCGCTGCCGCATGGTCAGCATGCGCGCCAAGTCGCCCGAGCGCTCTGAACTCGAATGCGTCGTCGAGTCCGACTACGTGCACACCGCCGACACCGGTGCTGCGCCGGATGCCTCCGCCTGGCAACTGCCAAGCACCATCTCGGCGCCGGTCGTCCTCGGCCTGTCCGCGCGCTCGATGCCCGGCGCTTCGGAAAAGATGCTGCTTTCCTGGCAGCCGGCGCCGAGCGCGGACCACTACGTCATCGAGCAGTCGAGCGACGGCGAGGCCTGGACGCGCACCGGCGACACGGCGGCCTGCAACTACACCGCCACGGCGCTCTACGGCGCCGCGACGATCATCCGCGTCGCCGCCGTCGGCCTGCTGCGCGGGCCGTGGGTGCAAGTGAATTACGCGCTGGTTGCCGACTATATGTGGATCAACGACAGCAACCTGATGTGGACCAACGACTCGAACACGATGTGGAGATACTGACATGACCGCCCTGCCACCTTCCACCAACGCCACCGGTGCCGCCGTCACTGAGGGTGAATTCAAGACATTCATCAGCGATCTGCGCGCCTTCCTCGCCGGTTTGCTCGGGACGGACGGCGTCGCCGCAACCGCCCGCGCCACCTTGGGTGTGCCGGAAGGGTCGTCGATCGTTCAGTCATTCAATTCGCGGACAGGGGCGGTAACGCTTTCCAGCGGGGATGTGACTGTAGCGCTTGGATATACGCCGGCGAATCTAGCGAGCGCTGGGAGCGACCATAACCACAGCGGGGTTTACGCGCCGATGACTGCAATCACGGGCGTTAGTACTTTCACCACGGGGGAAAATGAGTACACAGATTACTACCTGCGCTTTACGCGAGCCAACGGGTCGTATTTTGACATTATGTACATGTGATGAGGATTCAAAATGAACTACGCAAGCACACAGAATAGAGGTGGCGTGGAGATTGTGGTTCTGGTACTCCCGCTGTCCGTTGTTCCCGGCTTCAATCCAGAAAATCCGCCTCAAGAAAACACCTATGGCGTGCCGGATGACGTTGAGGTTGGCTGGCAGCGACTCGCAGACGGTACGTTCGTGCCCTACACAGCGCCTGCTGTTGTCCCATCATCATGCACTCGCCGCCAAGGCCGCTTGGCCCTACTCAACGCCGGAAAACTCGACGCTGTTGAAGCGGCTATCGAGGCGATTAGTGATCCGACAGCCAAGCGTCAAGCCCAGATCGAATACGAGGCCGACACATGGGAGCGGTCGAATCCGTTCCTCCAGTCGATGTGGGCCACGCTCGGCGGTACGTCGGAAGAACTCGACGCGTTGTTCACCCTCGCGGTGACACTATGAGAACCACTCGCCCCCGCGCCCTCGCCCTTTGGCTGATCTGCACACTAGTCATCCCCATCCTCTGGCTGATGCAGGGATTGCAGGCGCTGTTTGGCTCCCCGGAACGGTCCATTCGAATGGCCTTTGCTCAGGACGCCTGCGGCAATGCCCTGTTCGGCGGCGATCCGCGCATGAGCATCTCCGAGCGCACCGGCCTCGGCGTCATGCAGGGCAAGCGCTGGGCGCGGGCCGTCGCGCCGCTCATCGATGCCTTCTTCGGAAAGAATCACTGCCGCGACGAGGCGGTGCAGTGGATCAAGAAATACCGGTTCAACGCCTAGTCAATCAGCGCTTTCGCCGGACTTTGCCTTGTCTGTTTGTTGAGCAAGCGTATTCCCAATCGCCTTGTAAGTCGCCCGCTGCTCGGCGGCCATTTGTCCATAGAGCTTGATGAGGTGTTCCTCGTCATGGGTCAGGATGCGCGGGACGGCGTGCGCCTCTGAAAAGATCACATGCTGTGGTCCGATCGGTCGCGCGTTGCGCAGCCAGGCATCATTTGCGTTCAGCAACCGGTAGGTTCCTGCGCGTCCTGTGAATACGGCGTCCATTTGTTCCTGCGACAACTCGGCCAGCCGGATGTCTTTCGCGTGTTCGGCAATGGCATCGAGGGATTTTTTCTGCAGCCCCGGGAAAACTTCAATGATCGTGTAGCGATAGACGGTTACTTGATCTGGTAATTGCCGTTCGAGTGGCTGGCTTAATACGGCTGCGTGGCGGTTCCAATCAGTGGCAATTGTGACAGTCCAATTTTCATCCCCAAGATGCTCTTTCAGCGATGTCGCTCTCTCTTCGTCGTCTTGAAAGCGAACAACGGAAAAACGATCCCCACATCCTTCCATAAACCAAACCAAGTTGACTCCCTCGGCTCGCCGGATAGTGATGAGGGTATCCGGCCCAGGCAATGAGTCTTTCTCTTTAATGATCCTGATCGCACTGCGATCGATGCCGATTTCTTTTACCCAAGCGTTCGGCTTTCTATCTTCGAGAACGGCCAACAACCGATCAAAAATTTTTTCTTCCATAGTGGTTGACATGTGCTTTTAAGCACATTAGTATGTGTTCGTGTGCTTAAAAGCACATAACATGTATTCACCCTAATTGGAGATTACCACATGAAGGAAAAGCGCGGTGCCACCCTGGTCTCCGTCAACCTTCCGAAGGAAGAGAAGGAACGGCTGCGGGCGATGGCACAGAAAGAACAGCGCACCGTCTCCAACCTTGCCGGCGTTCTGCTGCGTGAGGCGATGGCGCAACGTGCGAAACAGGTCGCCTGACATGGCTGCGATTCCGGAATCCCTGCGTCGCGCCGGTATTCAGTCGATCAGCGACAACATCCCCGAGGGATATTCGCCCGCGATTACGAGCGACTTCGTGCGCATCTTCCGGACGGACCTCGAACACCTTCTCTTCGGCTTCGCCAAGCCGGTCTCGGCCATCAAGCGCAACCCGAAACCAACCACCAGGAGCGAACCATGAAACAGATATCGATGAACCTGAATTTCAGCGGCGTGATCTTGCCGGTCGTCGATTGCGAAGACGGCTTTCAGCGCGTTCCGTTGAAGCCGATTTGCGAGGCCGTTGGCGTTGAATGGGTCCGTCAACATAAGAAGACGCAGACCCCGTATTTATCTCGCCGTATGGGGGTCTGCGTAGAGCAGATGTACTACGCAGGTCAGTCCCGCCAGATGGTTTTGATCAGGCTGGATCGCGTCGAATCATTCCTCAATACCCTTAACCCGGAACTGATCCGCTCGGCGGGAAACATCGACGCAGCCGACTTCCTCGAAGCCAAACATGAGGAATGGGACAACCTGCTACATCTCTACGAAGTCGGCAAAGGCGATCTTTTTAAAGAGCGTTCATCACGCATCACAACCGTTCGCGCCTTCGTCTCGACGATGAAGATCAAGAACGAAACAAAAGATCCTGTGGATCGCAAGGCACTGACCGCCATCCTCAACGGCCTCGCCAGTGAACTCGACATCCCTTACCAGATGGAACTGAGCGGTACCGAGTAAGTAAAGCGGCCGGCGAGCGTTGGCGCGCTCGACGGCCTGTGCGGCGGGATACCACAGGACTTCGCATCCTCAGTATCCATGCCGCGCCCGACGAATTGAAGTTGACGTCAGGGAGCGATTCACATGGACGTTTTTGAAGCGGCCTATCGGACCGCGCATGATTACGAAGGCGGTGCCGCCAAGAAAGGCGGAGCGGTCAAACTGGCCATCCGAATGGGCCAAAACCCCGGCACCTTTCTTAATCGCGTCAATCCAGAGCAGGAAACCCACAAACTGTGGCTCGGCGACGCCATGCTGATGCAGGTCGTCTCCGGCGATCACCGCATCCTGCATGCGATGGCCGCGGCCCTCAATGAGGTGTGTTACCCCATTCCCGACCTGACCGACGTATCCGATCAAGCCTTGATCGAGTTGATCTGCAAGATCGGCACGGAAGGCGGGCACTTCTACCAGGTCATCAACGCCGGCCTCTCCGAGGCGAAATTCACCCGCGCCCAGTTTGCCGAAATCCGGAAAGAGGGCCTGGAATACATGGCCGCTATCGCCGAGACGATGGCCCGCATCGAGGGGCTGATCGATGAATAGCCACCTCCCCACCCTGCGCGACTGGCTTGAATCCCTGGCCTTCGCCGTCCTCTTCTTCACGGCCCTCGCGGTGACCGACCCCGCCGCCCCGGCCGAATCTCTTGCGGTCGGACAGGAGCGAACGATGAACCGTTACTTGACCGAGGGCGAGCAGGCCAAACTGCTGGCGGTCCTCAAGCAGCACAGCGGCGACGTGCTCGCCGCGCGCGACTACGCCTGGGTGCGTGCCCTGCAGCACTCCGGCCTGCGCATCCGCGAGTTTTCGCTGATCAGCGTCGGCGACGCGCTCGAAGCCCTGCGCTCCGGCTATCTCTTCATCCCCAAGGAGCATCGCAAGGGCTGGAACCGCACCGCCCGCGATGACGGCAAGGAGCGCAAGCCGCCGAAGGATCACCGCGTCTACGTCACGCAGGCGTTGCGCCAGGCGATTCAGGACCTCCTGAAATGCCGCTTCGAGATGACCGGCGCCGACTGCCGCCAGGCTGATCCGCTCGTCGTCTCCCGCCACGGCACGGCGATGACGGTGCGCAACTACGAGATCCGCCTGCGCGAGTGGGCCGAGAAGGCCGGCTTGCCGCCGGGCGTCTCCCCGCACTGGCTGCGCCACACCCGCGCCATGGCCATCATGCAGTCGAGTACCGCCCGCGACCCGCGCGGCGTGGTGCAGAGCGCCCTCGGCCACGCCGACATCCGCTCTTCCGGCGTCTACACCCAGACCCCGCGCGCCGAGGTCGAGGCCGCGCTCGACGAGATCGATTCCCGCGTCGCCGGCCGCGTCACCGTGGCCACGCTGCGCAAGGCGTATGAGGGGAGGGCGGCGGCATGAGCATCCTGATTATTTACGGTGAAAAAGGGAGCGGGAAAACAACAAACGCCGAACGACTGAGAGCGCATTTTGGCTGTAAACGGGTCGTCGACGACTGGATTCCAGGAGATCAACTGCGCGATGGAGACATGGCTCTTACCTGTGATGACGGTTGTTTCGGGTACAAAAAAGCTCAGGTCGTGACTCTGACTGCTGCCTTGAAACAACTTTTTCCTGCGCAGGAGGTGTCCGCATGAGCAAGATCGAGATCATCCCCCTTGAGGAAAAATCGAGCGACGACAGCATGATCACCCTGCGCGTCACCCTGCCGCGGAATCTGTACGGCAAGCTCAATGCCTTCATGAACAATGACACCTGGGAGAAGGCCGAAGCGCTGCGCCAGGCGAAGCTGCACGACTGCCTCAAATCTTTGGAAGTCGCGCTCAACTGGGGTCTGAACCACGACAACAGCGGCGCCCGTGTCTTCGCCACGCTGCTGGCCAGCCTCTACAACGGCAACCGCGTCAAGCTGGATGTCTCCGATCTGGCCCTGCTCGACGGGGAAAACTTCGAGCACGCGATGAACGTCATTCGCCTGTGCATGGAGACCCGGCGCGAGCCTCACACCTTCTTCAAGAACGGCGGCGAACTGTTCGAGAAGATGATCGCCGACTGGGGCTTCGAGAAGAAGAAGCGGAGGGCCGCGTAATGATCACGCTGCTGGCCCTGTGGATTGTGCTGTCGTTGCCGACCTCGTTGCTCATCGGCGCTTGTCTCGGTTTGTATTCCGAAGACTGAGGCCACCATGGGACAGCGCGCGCCGATCGACACCGACGAGCTGCTCGAGCAAGCCCGACAGCTCGCCCGCTCGCACAACATGTTCTTCACCTGCCAGGGGGAAGAATTCACCCTCTACCGCCGCACCCCGACGCGCCCCGTCTTCCTCGGCCGGCGCGCCACCCCCGCCGCCCTGCGCCAGCTCGTCTCGCGCTGCGCGGCCTGCAAGTAACTTTTCAGGAGCGATCATGGCTTTGCTCAACGACATGAGCCGTTGCCCCGGCATCGGCTGCCCCAGCAAGGAAACCTGCCGGCGTTTTCCCGGCGCCACCGGACGTATCGACCCCGGCCAGCACTATGCCGCGCTGTACGTCCGTCGCGATCCGGACGCGGACGCCTGCGACGAGTACCTGCCGCGCCCGCAAAACGCGGAGGAGGCCGGCGATGCGTAAGCGCTGCCACCGCACTCCGCGCCCGCTCTCGGCGCCGATGCTGGTCAATCGCGGCCTGGTGAATACCGACCTCGAAACCCGCGAGCGGATGGCCGTCGAAGCCTTCCGCCTCGGCGTGGCCACCACCGAGAACTTCGACACCCTCGCCGACATGCGCGACTGCCTGCTGCTTTCCGCCGCGGCCAAGAACGACGCCGGCACCCTCGGCATGTGCCGCGCCGCCGGTATCGCCCTGCTCAACATCGCCGACCGTTTCAAGGAAAGCGGCCGCATGGGCGCCACCGGCGACGAGCTGACCGTCCTGCGCGAGTTCTGCACCACCTACCGCGACTACTGGCTGCGCCAGCCGGTGAGCGCCTACGAAACCGCCGTCGCCACGCTCGACCGGGCGCGGCGGCTCAATCAGACAGAAGTGGAGATCAGATCATGAGTGAAACCCAGAAATTCGAATCGTGGTGCATCGTCGAATTGTTCGGCCACCAGCGTATTGCCGGACTCGTCACCGAACAGAGCATCGGCGGCAGCAGCTTCGTCCGCGTCGACGTCCCGGCCAACGATGACCAGCCGTCTTATACCCGTCTGTTCGGCAACGGTGCGATCTACGCCATCAACCCGGTCAGCGAAACGGTCGCCCGCGCGGCGGCGGCTACGTACCGGTCGGCTCCGGTATCGATCTATGACTTCCCCGAACTGCGCGCGCTGACGAGCCAGAAGGCGCTCGGTCTGGAAGAGCAGGAATTCGAAGACGATGACGCGTATCGCAATGACAGGAGGTCGTTCTGATGAACACGAACATCCGTCCCGACATCCTCATTGCCTCGGGCCATTACTTCAATTTCATCGACCCGACGCACAACGTCGTCCGCGTCACCGACATCGCCCACGCCCTGTCGAATATCTGCCGCTTCGCCGGCCACACCCGCGAGTTCTACTCGGTGGCGCAGCACAGCGTGCTGGTCAGCGAGCTCGTCTCGAGCGAGAACGCGCTGATCGGCCTGTTCCACGACGCCGTCGAAGCCTACGTCGGCGACGTCACCCGGCCGCTGAAGAATCTGCTGCCCGACTACCGCGCCATCGAGGCGCGCGTGCAGGCCGACATCTTCCAGAAGCTTGGCTTGCCGGCAAATATCCCGGAAGAAGTGAAGAAAGCCGACGTGATCCTCCTCGCCACCGAACAGCGCGACCTGATGCCCGAGCACGACGACGAGTGGGCGCTGATCTTCGGCGTCGATCCGCTGCCGAACAGCATCGTGCCGTGGAGCCCGGACGAAGCGTATGAGTATTTCCTTGAGCGATACCGCGAGCTGCGCGCGCCGGATATGCCGGGGTGGATCGGGGAGGTGCTATGAGCGGCCACACTGTCTCCAGTCTGATCCACACCAGCGTCGACGACCTCGACTCGTCGATCCGCTGCGCGATCACCAACAATCGCCCGATTCCCCTCGACACCCTGCGCGAAGCCCTCAAGGCCGAATACGCCAGCCGCGGCTGCCGCAGCTCGGTGATCAAGCTGCTCTCGCGGGAAATCAAGCGGCAGGAGAAGGGCGCCTAGTCATGATTGACATCCCGCGTTGCCGCGCCTACCATGCCGCCAAGGTGCTCAAAACACCTAAGACAAGCGGCCAGATCGCCCCGACAGCGCGGTTTTTTTACGCCCATGGTGTAGCTCCTTATGGGCGGGAGTGCGACGGATACAACACCCGCAAGGGGAAGAAGTCCGCCCAACTTGTCTTGGGTTTTGAGCTCCCGCCCGCCCCCGCTCAAAACGGGGTCTTTCAAGTCTCGACAAGGAGCACCACCATGGCCAAAACCTCTGGCGCCATTGCGTCCAAAAAATCCTATCCCCTGCTCGACAACGCGATCGCGTACATCACCGCGACCGACGTGCCGTCGACCTTCCCCGAAACCCTGCGCACGATCATGACCGTTGAGGCCGCCCGGCTGCGGGATGGTCTGAAAACGCGCGAGGAGAAGGAAACCGCCGTCCTACGCTTTCTCCTGGCGGAACTGCGGGCGCTCAACGAGCCGCCCGAGCCCCCGACACCGAGAGATATCGTGCAGAAAACCCTGGGCTATGCGCCTGTGAAGGCTGACCTGCCCCAACCGATCCGCGACGCCCACCACTGCATTGACACCGCTGCACGCGGCCTGTCCGTCCTGCTGACGCTGCTCGATGGCGCCAGCACACAAGTGCCGCTCGATCCGGACGGCCTCTACACGCTGATCGAGCCGATCGATACCCAGATCAACGAGGCGCGGAGAGGGTTGGCCGCGCTTGTTGAAATCCGTCCGTAACCCAACCAAGGAGCGAATCATGAAAGTGAACACGCGTATCGAATTGGAGTTTGCCGGCGTCACCCTGCCGATCGTCAAGGATGCCGATGGGCGCGAGGCTGTTCCGTTGAAGCCGATTTCGGATGTTTTCGGGCTGAAATGGGAGGAACAACGTAAGAAAATCATACTAGAAAACGGCACCTGCACCCCTGATAGCCGGGGTGCAGGTGCCGAAAAACAGCCGGTTTCCGACACTCCGCTCCCGGAAAAAAAGGGGAAAAACGCCTATTTAGGACGTCTTTTAGGAGCTTCTGTTCTCCCAGTGAGTTTCGCCGGGCAGGTCCGCGACATGCTTTGCATCCGCCTCGACCGTGTGGAAACGTGGATCCTGCAAGTCAATCCTGATCGTGTTCGCGCGGCCGGCAATGAGACCGGGGCGGATTTCATCGAGCAAAAGCATCATGAGTGGGCCGATCTCATCCATGCCTACGAAACCCGCGAAGGCGGAATGATGCAGGCGGTGAGCGCGGAAACTCGGGAAACGGCGATCAACATCCGGCTCTATCTCTCTGTCCTTCGCGCCAAGCGAGACACGACGGATGAGCACGATCGCAAGGCGCTCGGCTCGATGGCGGAATCGCTCGCCGTCAAGGCTGGCGCTCCATATCAACGCGATCTGATTGAGTCGTAGAGCCAACCTTCAGCGCCCGTCATTCAGACGGGCGCTGATTACTAAAGAAGAAAATCATGATCTTCCCCCTCATCCCCCTATCCCTCATCGCCAGCTTTTCCCGCGTTGACGTGGCGTTCCGCGCCTTCGATCACCTGATCGCCCCGGGCGTCGACGGCCTGCTGTTCGTTCCGATCCATCTGGTCGACGGCGACCTGCGGCAGGTCGTCGACGGCTGCCCGGTGGTCTGGGAAGAAGCCTGGGCGACCATCGATTCCCCGGTCGAAGAGGCGCAGGACGTCGCCGCGACGCAGCTCGCCCACGCCTGGCCGCGCCTTGCGTCCCTGTTCCGCGACAACTGGCGCGTCGACACCATCGGCCTCGGTAACAGCCGCGGAGAACAGAAATCCATCGAGCGCCTGTCGCATCCGTCGGGGGTGCGTTACGTGCGGGTGAAATCAATCAACAAGGGAGGCAGGCAATGAAAAATGCGAAACAGATCATCGCGCCTACGGCCATCATCGTCTTCATCTTCTGGCCGTGGCTGCTGCGCGGCGTGGATCTCGCATGGATGATTGTGTTCGGCGAATGGCTGACCAAAGGGGTGTGGTGGAACGCCCGCTGGGCTGATGGGGATTACCTGTTCTGGCCGCTCTACGGCGGATTGATCGTCGTCGTCTTCTGCTTGGTGGCGTATCTGGGGAGCGAAAGTTCCTCGGGAACCGACGCCAGAAAGGGGCTGTGATGAGCTTCTTTACCAGAAATCGCGCCGCGCAGGATCTCCACGACTGGCAGCCGAAAATCATCGCTGAGTCGCTGCACTACGCCGTCGTTGAAATGCCCGATAAATTTGTCTCCAGCCCGGAGAACGTCTTGCAGCTATTCGAGCGCCTGCATTGCCTTGGATTGGAGGTTCTCGAAATCAGCCCTGTTGGCCGTGCCGTCGCCAGGAAGATTCTTCCCATTCATCCGTTCGAACGTCTCGCGCGTGACCTGCTTGATCCGGAGTTGTATGGCCACGCCGTCACGGTCGAAGTGCGCAACGCCGCGCGCCGTGCGCTCGGATTAGTCGCGTCGGAGACGGGAAAGGCTGGCAATCATGCCTGAACCCTGCGATTGCCTGATCTGGTGCGGCGACGATCCGTGGCTGCAGGACGGCCGCGCGACCCCGTGCGCCGAGAAGAAGAAAGCCGATGCCGCCGCCGCGCGAGCGGCCCGCCGCGTCGCCCGCACCAACCGCCTGCTGATGGAACTCGGCCACCCCAACGACGTGCTCGGCGCGCTGGAAGAGCTGAAAACCCTCCGCACCTCCCGCAACTAGACATCCGGACGCCTCATGGCCTCAATCGACGACCTTAAAAACCGCATCGACCTGCACGATCTTGCCGACAAGCTCGGCCTGAAGCGCGGCGTCGGTACCAAGGCGAACTACCATTCGCCGGCGCACGACGATAAATCCCCGTCGCTCTCGATCTTCAACGGCAAAACCGGCCAGGCGTGGAAGGATCATTCCGCCGACAAGGGCGGCAGCTGCATCGACCTGGTGATGTACGTTGAGGGCTGCGACGCCTCCGAAGCCGTGAAGCGCCTGCACCAGATGTACGGCATCGCGTTCGACACCGCGCCGGCGCGCGAGCAGCGCGAGAAGTCCCGCGCCGAGTACATCGCCGACCGCTGCATGGCCGATCGCGGCAAGGCGCTCGATTACCTGATGGAGAAGCGCGGCATTACCGAGGAAGTCGCGCGGCGCGCGATCGAGAAGGGGGCCGTCGGCTACAACGACTACGTCAGCCCCAAGATTCCGGCCGGCGAGCACGGTCACGGCGGGCCGGCGGTGGCTTTCGTGGTAAAGACGCTGAACCCCGGCCACATCGTCGCCGTCGACATGCGCTACCTCGAACCGGCGCTCAACGGCGGCACCAAGACGCAGTGCCAGGGCGAAAAGCAGGGCTACGGCTGGACCAGCGACATCAAGCGCCTGCACGCCGCCAAGACGGTCTATATCGTCGAGAGCCCGATCAATGCGCTGTCGATCGAGTGCTGCCGGTTGTACGACTCGGCCGCCTTCGCCATTCGCGGCACCGGCAACGCGGCAAACATCGATTTCGCCTGGGCGCGCGGCAAGCAGATCATCATCGTCATGGACAACGACGAGCCGTTCCCCGAAGGCCACCCGCAAGCCGGCATGCGCCCCGGCCTCAAGGCCGCGTGGACGCTGCACGAACGGCTGACGGCGCTGGATATCTCGTCGATGCTCGTCGATCAGCTGGAGTGGCAGTACAACGACGTGAACGACATCCTCCAGAAAGAGGGCGCGGATGTTCTCAAACGCCACCTGGTGAAGCTGGAGCCGTGGCTGATTCCCGGCATGCCCGCTGCTCGCGACGGCGAATTATTCGAGTTCAAAGGAAAATCACGGATTCACCTGCCATATCACCACTACATGAAGTATTGGCGCTACGCCGTGCGCCCGGATTTCACCTCGTACATCGCCAAGAGCGAAGCGGCCGAGGATGGAAAGGTGACCATCGACTATTCCGAGCTCGCCGGTTTCCGTGTTGCCGCCATCTCGCGGGTGACGATCGCCAGCGCCACGGCGACCATGTCCGGCGACGAGGACAGCCAGCCGCACACCATGTTCGCCGTCAGCGTGCAGACCACGCGCCACGGCGCGCAGCTGCTGCGCAAGGTCGTCGACGACGACAAGCTGCACAACATCGACACCTGGAAGAAGTTCGGCCCGGTGTGGAACCAGGCGCAGTTCCTGCGCATGATCAACATCCTCGAAAACGCCGCCCACATCGGCGCGCGCCAGGCCGCCAACTTCGTCGGCCTGTGCTGGCGCGAAGGGCAGCTGATCGTCAACGAGGGGCCGGACTGCTACTTCACCAACCCGGACCAGCAGTGCCCGTACCACAATCTGACCTTCCCTTCAGGATCGCGCCAGGACGCGCGAAAAGTCGTCGAGGCATATCAACATACGTTCGAACGCAATGCCGCGCTCCTGCCGCTCGTCTGGGGCCTTGGCGGGCATCTCAAGGTGTTGCTCGGTTTCTGGCCACACCTGCAGATGCAGGCCAGCAAGGGCATGGGCAAATCGACGCTGATCAAGCGCCTCGAACGTTCTCTCGGCTTCACCATGTTCTCCGGACAATCGCTGCAGACCGAATTCCGCCTCCTCACCTCGATCTCGCACACCTCGCACCCGGTCGGCTGGGAAGAACTCTCCGCGCGCCGGCAGGACATCATCGACAAGGCCGTCGCGCTGCTCCAGGAGAACTACCAATACACCGTGAACCGCCGCGGCTCGGACATGACCGAGTTCCTCCTTTCCGCGCCGGTGCTGCTGGCCGGCGAGGACGTGCCGATCCGCTCCCTGATCGGCAAGCTGGTGCGCACCGAGCTGAAGGCCAAGGGGCCGATGATGCCGGACGACCTGCCGCGCTTCCCGGTACGCCAGTGGCTTGAATTCCTCACCGGCTTCTCGCCGGCGCAGGTGCGCGGGATCTACAACACCTTCCGCGAGCAGTGCCTGCGCATGAGCCGCGCGACCGACGGCGACGACGGCGCCACGCGCATGGCCGGCAACTACGCCGCGATCCTCACCGCCTGGCGCCTGTTGTGCGAGTTCGCCGAGATCGACATCAAGCAGGGCAGCTTCCCGACCGACCTGATCGCCACGATGAACGCCCACATCAACGAAACCAGCGCCGACCGCGAGCCGTGGGTCTGGATCATGGAGACGCTCCTGCACGAGCTGGCCACCAACAACTTCAAGGCGCCGTACCAGTGGGGCCGCGTCGATGACGACGAAGGCCGCCAGCGCGAGTGCCTGATCATCCGCAGCTCCGACGTGATGCACCACCTGCAGAGCACGCCGGCCCTGCGCGAGGTGTGGAACGCGCTGCCGATCAAGAGCGACCGTGTCTTCAAGAAGCAGCTGCTCGGCTCCGGCGTGGTCGTCAATCCCGACGTCGAACGCACCATCAGCGCCGGCGTGCATACGCGCCGCGTGGCGCACATGGTGGCCATCGGCCTGGACGAGCTCGAAGCCTTCGGCATCTACGCCACGCCGACGGAACTCAAGGAGAACAGCATGGAGCCTTGCTCATGAACGCCCCCCGCACCCCCCGTGAGTTCCAGCTGCCGCCCTCGTGCCCTCCGGGCTCAACCGCGAAAAGAGGGGGGCGGCCGGGGCGTTTCGCGCAAAAGGTTGGCGGGCGGTGTACACAAAACCCGTGGATTTTGCCTTACCCCATCCGTAAGTCCTTGATTGTGTACAACTATGGTCCCACAGGTTCTAGGCGTTTTTCCACAGGTCGGTTTCCGGCTTCCACGTGTTTTGTCTTTTTTTCCACATGTCGTTTTTTTCGCCGGCCGCCGTCTCTTCTCTCTATCTCTCTCTTTTTAAAGAAGAAGAGAAGAGAAAAAGAGCAGAGAGAAAGGAAGAGGGGATCCACGGGTTTTTCGAGTTGCCTATTTTTTAATCCACGGGTTTTTGTCGTAATCAACCCCTTTTCCGTGGATACCTGTGGAATCGTTTTTCTTTGAAAATCATGGAGATAACCCCTATGGACACCCCCATCCACGCGTCCACGGCTTGTTCTGCGTGTGGTCTACCTGAGAGTGCTTGGAAAGAGCGCCCGATCCTGTTCTCCGGGCCGATGGTTCGCGCGATTCTCAGCGGTCGGAAGACGCAGACGCGGCGGGTTGTGAAGGATCGCTATATCGACGCGGCTCCGCCCGTCGCGTTCTTCAAATACCTGCGCGAGAAATCCCCCTACGGACAACCAGGCGATCGTCTGTGGGTGCGCGAGCGCTGCGAATTGACAACTGACGATTGCGAACCAGGCGCCATGAGCGTGCGCTACCTGGCCGATGGAGAAGTAAAGGACATCGGAACCGGGATGCCTGATTCCTGCCCCGGTCTGGTCGATTGGATAAACGGCCGCTGGTCGAGACCATCGATCCACATGCCCCGGTGGGCCAGCCGGATCCTGCTGGAAATCACCGCCGTCCGTGTCGAGCGGTTGAACGACATCAGTGAGGCGGATTGCATCGCCGAAGGTTGTTCCGGTGGACACGGTGTTATTCCAGATTATGGATACCACGCCACGCCTTTTGAGCACTATCACTGGATTTGGGAATCAATCAACGGCGCCGGCTCATGGGCTCAAAATCCATGGGTGTGGGTTGTCGAATTCAAGGATGTAAGCCGTGGCTGATCACATCACCGACTTCCTCACCTTCAAAAAACGCAACCAGGGCCGCCGCGAACGCACCGCGGCCGCCTATGGCGACGCGCTGCGCCGGCTGCAGGTCTTCCTCGACGGCCGCGACATCCTCGACGCCTCACCCGACGAACTGGAGATGTTCTGCGGCCCGTGGCTGCACAAGCAGGGCGTCCAGGCCGTTGCTCGCCGGCCGTACATCGCCGCGGTGCGTGAGTTTTTCAAGTGGGCCAAGCACACCAAGCGCGCCAGGGACAATCAGGCCGCCGGGCTGACCTACCCGAAGACCGGCCGCAAGTTGCCGCGCGTGCTCAGCCTGACCAACGCCGAGCGCCTGATGTGGGGCCCCGACTTCAACACCTTCAAGGGCGTGCGCGACGCGGCGATCCTCTCCGTGCTGATCGGCTGCGGCCTGCGCATCAGCGGCCTGACCGGACTCAACCAGGGCAATCTCGTCTCGGTCGAGCACAAGGGCCAGATCCGCATGGTCATCAAGACGAAAGAGAAGGGCGACAAGGAACGCCTCGTGCCGGTACCGAAAGAGGCCGAGATGGTCCTGCGCCTCTACCTGGAGCACCCCGAGCTGAAAGACGTCGACCGCACCCTGCCCGACGGCGACCAGGTGCTGTTCGTCTCGTTGTCCAATCGCAACGTCCCGCCGCACCTCTACATCGGCGAAGCCCGCCGCCTGGCCGATCGATCCATCCGCGACATGATCCGCACCTATGGCGAGGCCGTCGGCATCCCCGTCGAGCAGCTGCACCCGCACGCCATGCGCCACCTCTACGGTACCGAACTGGCCGAGTCCGACGTCGACCTGCTGTTGCGTCAGGATCTCATGGGCCACGAGGACGCCAAGCACACCCGGATCTACACCCACCTAGCCACGAGGAAGAAGCTCGAGGAAATCGACCGCGCCGCGCCGCTGGCCAAGATGAAAACCCCGGTGAGCGAACTCCTCGCCCGCCTGAACAAGTAGCCGAATTTTCTGGAGAGCCCAGCCATGCACGCATTCAGGTTCAAACAGCCGCCTACAACGCACCGTGTCAGGGGTTGCTACGGAGAAAGGATAAGGTTGAATCCATTGCGGTATCAGGCGGCGACGTATGGTTACGATATATAAGCCAACTCTGTTAAAGATCAGGCTAAATCAACTAGCCGCCTACAACTGAGTTAGTTCGTGATTTGCCATAAAGCGAAGTAGAGCCACTGTTCAGCAAGGGATTGAGAGGTGATGCGATGAACGTAAAACGAAGCTCAGACAGGGAAAACGTAAGGCTTGGTCTGTTCATGCCAGGGGTGGGGGCTCGGCAGGAAGGAACCCCTCTGATCCCCTGGGGGGGTGGTTACCTGGAAAATTACTCTAGTTTCAAACTTCGGAGAAAGATAGGGGGATTCCAAAAAAAATCGCGCCGGGTGTATGATTCTCGCGCTGCTGAGAAAGAGGCAGCCGGGATTGGCGTCCCGTGGGAAGCGGCGATGAGCCGCAGCGCGTTTGCCATGCGGCTTTTTTGTCGCCTTGGTTCGTCCGATTTTGGGCGGCCGGGCGGGAGGGGCCGCAAGGCCCGCCGGAGCTTCCCCGGTACGCCAACTCCCGTTCGGTTCGCCCGCCCGATTGGCGTCGGGTTGGCGGTTCATTACCGCATCTGGAGGAAGCACACCATGGCAAAAACCACCCGCGCGTCCGCGCAAAAACCGTCCTACCCCCTGCTCGACAACGCGATCGCGTACATCACCGCAACCGACGTACCGTCGACATTTCCGAAACACCTACGGTTGATTATGACCACTGAAGCCGCGCGGCTGAGGGATGGTCTACCGACGCAGAATGAAACAGAGAGCGCCGTTCTGCACTGGCTTATAGCCGAATTGCAGGCGCTCAACGAGCCGTCCGAGCCGCACACGAGCGAAAAAGTGCAGAAAGCACTAGGCGTGGTGCCGATTAAGGCTGACCCGCCCAAGCCAATTCGTGACGCTTACCACAGCATCGACATCGCCGCGCGTGGCCTTTCGGTTCTGCTGACGCTGCTCGACGGCGCTGGAACACAGGTTCCGCTCGATCCGGACGGTCTCTACACGCTGATAGAGCCGATTGATTCACAGATCAATGAGGCGCGGCGGGAGTTGGGAGACGTGATGAAGGCCGCCGCATGATCGATGATCGTCACGAAGCGCTCGCGCTGGAGCTTGTTGCCGCCAAGAAGTATTCGGTGACACGCTCCGGCGTGGTCTATAGCGAGAACTGGCAGGGATGGACAGGTCAGCGCATGGCGTTGAAGCAGAAGGCGAACCGCAAGGGGTATCTCTACGTCACCTTGCGGCATGATGGGCGGCGCATTTATTGCGCGGTGCAGCGGCTCGTCGCGCGTCTTTACCTTGGCGACCCGCCCACGGGAACGCAGGTCTATCACCGGAACGGCATCAAGGCGGATAACCGCGATGTAAATCTTCAATGGCTGACGCCGCAGGAAGTCGCCGACCAGGTGACACTCTCAGGGCGTCGGCCATCTCATATCGGTGAAAACAACCCAAACGCCATCCTGACAGAGGCTGAAGTGCGGCAGATTCAACTTCTCCTCGCGGAAGGCGTGCTATCGATTCGGGATATTGAACGGGCGTTTGGGCTGAATCGTGGTGTTGTGACGTCCATCGCAACCGGGAAAACCTGGACACATCTGAAATAGGGAGAGGATTGTGGAACAGATCGCATTGGAACTCGGTGGAGAACAGAAAGAGACGGTGAATGTTCTGGATATTTCCGAACGCCGTCCCGTTTTTCGTAAAAAGCGATCGTATCCACATGATCCCCGCCTTGAAGAGCTTGATCGTATGGGCCTGCAGCGCGTGTGGCTGGATGTCGCGGAGGAAATCGGCGTCGATAACTTCCTCGCGGCCTGGCGGATCATCGACGCCGATCCGGCGGCGCGGCACAAGGAAGGGTTCCTGCAGATCAACCTGAAGCTTTACCGGTCGTACCTCCGGTTCCAGCGGAACCGGTACATCGAGGCGCTTGCGAGGAAGGGGCTCAAGCCGCTGGAAATCCAGCGCAACCTTGTGCGTCAGCTTCGTGAATCGGTCAGCCTGCGCCACATTTCCCGCATCGCAGGGGGAGATAAACTGTGACGATGGGGAAAAAGAAGACAGCGATCATCTATGCTCGGGTTTCGACGGTCAAACAGGCCGACGATGCGCTGCCGATCGACAGCCAGATCGAGCAGGCCGAGGCGAAGGCGGCGCAGCTCGGCGCGACGGTGCTGCGCGTCTATAAGGATGAAGGGATTTCCGGCCGCACGTCGCGCAGGCCTGCGTTTCAGGACGCGATCGGCTTCTGCTCGGCGTATCAGGTCGATTACTTCATCGTCTGGAATACCTCGCGATTCGCGCGGAACAAGGTTGATGCCGCAAGCTACAAGAAACTGCTGCGCACCGGCGGCACGAAGGTGGTGTATGCCACTGCTGATATCGACAACGAGACCGACGAAGGGTGGTTTTCCGAGTCGATCTACGAGATCGTCGACGAGCATTACAGCCGCGTCATTGCGCGCGACACGAAGCGCAGCATGATGAAGAACGCCCGGGACGGGTTTTTCAACGGCGGCCGCATACCCTTCGGCTACCGGACCGTTGCGGAGGGAAAGCGCAAGCGCCTTGATGTCGACGAGAGCGAAGCGCAGCTGGTGCGCGACATCTTCCATGGCTACATCGCCGGCGCTGGCTGTAAGGAACTGTCGATGCGGTTGAATGCCGAGGGCCGGTTGAAACGCGGCGTGCGCTGGAACAAGGCCACGCTCGGCCTTTTGTTGAAAAACCCTGTGTATGCCGGATTTATTGTCTTCAACCGCGCCTCGCACGCTGATCATCTGACCCGCCCACGGTCGGAGTGGGTGATGACGAAGAACCATCCGGAAATCATCTCGGAGGAACTGTTCATGTCCGTACAAAAGATCATGTCCAGCCGGGCGCCGCGAGAGGGCGGCGGGTCGCCGCACAGCCGGTTTGTTTTCTCGGGGTTGCTGCGCTGTGGCGCATGTGGCGCAGCGATGCAGACCGAAAGCGCCACGGGCAGGACCGCAACCTATCACTATTACAACTGCCGATCGGCGATTAAAGGAACGGGGTGTCGGAACCGCCGGATATCCGCCGGGGAATTCGATGAATGGTTGATTTCGGAGATTCTAGACAAAATATTGACGCCGCAAAGGCTTGCAGACATCATAAAGGAGATCTACGAACTTCGCGGCGAATGGTATATTGAGCGGGAGCGCCGTCGTGATTCATTGGTTGCAGAGATTCGTGATGCCGAGCGACGCCGAAACAACTTATATGAGCTGCTCGAACTACATGGAAAAAACGCACCAAACCTTGGTGATTTGACCGAGCGGCTACGTCATCTGAAAAAGCAAATCGAAACGGCTGAGAACAGCTTGACGAAACTGGAGGAAGAGGTGGTGCCTGAGATCGAGATCAGTGAAGGGCAGATTGTCGAAGCTGCTGCGTTTCTTCGTGATGTTGTGACTTCGTCGGACGACCCGGCGAAACTCAGGTCTTTTTTCTCGCAGTTCGTACAAAAAATAATACTCAACGACACTGATGTGCGCGTTGAGTATATTCAGGAGAAGCTAGTGAACCAGAAGGGCTTTTCGCTGGTTCATAGTAAGGATTATTGGCTCCCCGACCTGGGCTCGAACCAGGGACCTACGGATTAACAGTCCGGCGCTCTACCGACTGAGCTATCGGGGAACAGCGAAGCGCGCATAATAGACATTTCCCCCCTCGTCGTCAACCTTTA